GCCTCATCACCCTCATGACTTACATAGGCGGGATATCCAACGAGGATATCTCCGATATGGGCGGGGTATCCTACATCTCATCTCTTCCAGAGCACTGCGTGTCCACTTTGAATCTTGGGCACTACGCAAAGATCATCAGAGAGAAGTCAATCCGGCGACGGCTCATGTTTTCGGCGGAAAAACTAAGGGGTCTCGCGGATAACTCCAACCTGTCCGTGGACAACCTTATTGAACAGGGGCAACGCGACCTTTTAGAGGTTGCTGGGCTCCAAACCTCTACAGACTGGGTTGATGCGAAGACATTGTCGTCCCAAGCCGTCTCAACGTGGGAAGAAAGGACGGACAAGTTCAGAGAAGGCGCTGTTGCAGGCATAAAGACTGGCCTGTCCGAGGTTGATGGCCTCATTTGCGGCATGGAGACGGGCCTCTACCTGCTTGCTGCGCGGCCCTCCATGGGAAAGACCGCACTAGCTCTCAACATCACCCTAAATGCCCTCAAAGAGAATGTTCCGGTCGCGTTTTTCTCCCTGGAGATGGATGCGCAGCAACTCATAGACCGAATGGCCGCGTGTTTGTCGGGAATCAACGCCTGGAAGATCAAAACAGGCGACCTGTCGTCGGATGACTGGAGAGTGCTTGACGAAGATGTCGGAACCTTCCTTGATAAGGCACCGCTCTACGTCCAGGACGAGGCCGGAATCACCTGTAGCCAGATTCACGCCAAAGCCAGGCGGCTAAAGGTCCGAAGAAAGAAGCTCGGCCTCATTGTTGTTGACTACTTGCAGTTGATCAAGATGGAAAACTCCGAGAGCCAAGAACAGGGCGTCTCCCAGCTATCCGCCTCCATGAAGAACATGTCCAAGGAGTTGCAGGTGCCGGTGCTTTGCCTCGCACAACTCAATCGTAGCTGCGAGACCAGGGGGGAGAACAAGCGACCAAGGCTTTCGGACCTTCGTGGGTCCGGATCGTTGGAGCAGGACGCAGATGTCGTCATGTTCCTCTACCGCGCCTCGTACTACAACACCGGAAAGAACGAACGAGAGGCAGAGTTGCTTGTGCGAAAGCACAGAAACGGTCCTATTGGTGAGGTCAAGCTGGACTGGGATAAAGACCGGCAGCGCTTCTCGGACTGGGCAGCACCCATGCAGAGCCCCTCTACAGGCCGAATCTTTGGCGGAGGAAAGCCACACTGGTCTGATTAGTGGGCGTATGGTTGCGCCCAGTAGAAAGACCTGATAGTTTCAATGAAACAGGAGCCCCAATGGTCAACAAAGTCACCCTTATCGGCAACCTCGGCGCAGACCCAGAAATGCGCGAATCCAACAACGGAATGGCTATCGCCACTCTTCGCGTGGCCACCACAAGCAGATCTAAGAAAGATGGTGAGTGGGTGGACGTAACAGACTGGCACAGCGTTGTGTCCTTTGGCCGCACGGCAGAGAACATCGGCAAGTACTGCCGAAAAGGCAAGCAGATTTACATTGAAGGCCGACTGCAGACACGCAAGTGGGAAGACAAGGACGGAAACACCCGGTACAAAACCGAGGTGGTTGCCAATGAGGTGAAGTTCCTCGGTGGTCGAGAGAGCCGAGATGGGGACTCTCAAGATTCCAACCGGAGATCAAGGACCAATGGCAGGCAAAACGAACAGCGGGCCTATGACGACGACGACAAAATCCCGTTTTAGTCAGATCAGGGAGTTCCTCGCGGAGATGAATCCCGAGGCCATTCTGTTCGATGGGTTTGAGGAGGCCCTTATTGGGGTGGCCTCGCAGTTCAGCAATGGGCCGCTGGCCCTGTATGATAGAGACAAGTGCATCGACGTGCTTGTTCACGACGGAATGACCTGGGAGCAGGCAGAGGAGTACTTCAGCTTCAATACAGAAGGCTCGTATCTTGGCCCAAACACACCGATTATCTCAACCATGCTCAACCTGGAGTAACCAGACAACTGATCAACAAAGGAGGCAACCATGTTGACATTAGTGACTCTACTCACCTCCCTGGCTGCGGCTAACGCGCCAACGGAAACCGTACCGACTACAGAGAACACGCAGACCACGACATCACAGAGCCCTGTGCCCCAAGCGCCGGAACCGCCTTCAGCCTCATGGAGGCTGCGAGAGCGGGCCCTCACCCTTCCGGAGACAGAGACGCCATACCCGGGCAAGAGGGGCCAGGTCATCACGGTAGGAATGGACCGTGGAGTTGTGTCGCTCTACCTTCTGACCGAGGATGGTGGTTTCGTCTGCGGCGGGCCAGCGGAGAACTGCCTCAACATCATGGAGAACCAGAATGTCTTTATGATGCCGCACGTCAACATGTGCGAGGTCTCTGGACAAAACAGGATGGTGGACTTCTACTACGACTTTATGAACACAGGGAAGACCCGAGCCTGCCAGGTGCTGTATTGCATGCCTACCGGGCTAAATCACTCCTGCACCATTGAAGACATGCAGCCCTTCGATGGGAACTTTAGATACTAGCTTTTCTTCTTAGCAGCAGGCTTCTTCTTGGGGGCTGCCTTCTTCTTGGGGGCTGCCTTCTTCTTGGGGGCTGCCGCTTTCTTCTTAGCAGGAGCCTTCTTCTTAGCGGCGGGCCTCTTCTTGGCCCGGCTAATGGAGACCTTGTCGTCCTTGGTACCAAGCTTCCCGTCATCGCCCGCCGACACCTCTACCTGCATCATGCCGACGCGGGCCGTTACGGTGCCTGCGCTGGCCAGTTGCTTGTCAAGGGCCTTGACGTGCCCAAGGAGGGCCCTAAGCGGCCCAACAGTTGCGCGAAGCGCCATTCGCGGGGGGTTATCAGCGATTGCCTGAATGCGGTCCAACTCTTCTTGTGAAAGTAGCTTGCTCATTTGTGCCTCTCCTGTTGTCTGGGCGCTACAAAACTATCAGCATTTGCGCCCACTAACAAGATACCCCGGCTAGCTGGGGGGCTAACCGGGGTTCAAGTGACAACCAATAGAGGCAACCATTAGTGTCAACTACAGAATATCCTGGGCCTGATGTCTGTCAAGACACAAGGCCGAAAAGCGCCATACAGCCAGCGTCTGCAAGGCCGTCGTGTGGCTTCTTCCTCCTGCCTGGGGTCAGGTCTAAGGCGGGCATGCGTTGCCTGCAGACCATAATGGCTCGACCCTTACCATCGCCCGGTGCATCCCTGAGAACACCCTTCTGCCAGGTCTTTGGGTGGACAATGACGGTGGGGATCTTTAGCGCCCCAAGGATGCCGCGCCAGAGCCCGTAGCCCATACCGGTCTGGAACATCGAGGTAGAACCTTGCCCCGGTCTGGCCTGTTGCTTTTCCAGGACCGCACGACGAATGCCGTACTCCACCTGAAGCCAGCCTATGGCGGCGGCCATGTCGGCCTCAAGGTAGTTCTTCTTTCCGCCCTTGGTGACCTTTACTGTGAACGATTCTGCAGCCAAGAAGCTTGCTATCGGTTGGCCATCGTCGTCGACTGCAACCAACGCACCATCCTTACCAGGATCAATGCCAATCGTAATCACAACTGCTCCGTGTCTGGCGTCAGCTTCTCAAAAACCAGAGCGCCTGGCGTCACGCCAAGGGCAACGGCTAACACGCGAACCCTGTCTGGCCTGGGTGTGGCGCTTCCGGACATATACCGCTTTAGAAGCGAGTAATGGACGCCAACGACCCTGGAGAACTCTCTAAAACCGTAACCATTAGCGTAAATAAGGAAACGCAGATTCTCTGCAAATACCGGCTTTTGTTCAGAAGACATGCCGTGATCTTATCAAGTGGTGGGCGCATTGTCGAATCCGTCTTGACGGGCGCATGAAAGTGGCCTATAGATTTGGTGGCGGACATTTTTAGGTCTGTCGTAGAACTAATCTAAAGGTGGAGAACGAAATGTCTTTGTTGCCAGAAGTTGAAACACTCAAGCCGGATAACACCGGAGCCTCCAAGATCATCGACCCGAACCTGCTGGTCACAATCGGCAAGAAGATGGTGAATAAGGTGATTGTGGAGCGTGAGAACGAAGAGCTTCGCACCAAGGAAATGCTTTGCCGCTGGTACCTACCAAACATCCTGAATGCGGTCACCGAGGAGAGCTTCTTCAACATGGTTTCCGCAGCGCTGGACGGACAGAAGAAGACCCTTGTGAATCAGCAGCCGAACGGAAGGTGGGAACCCTGTGAGCACGAGTTCGACATCCGGGAGGGCCGCAACAACCAGCCCGAACTCTTCATGGGAATCCGGTGGGTAGACACCTCCGGTGGAGAAGACCTGCAGTACCACAACGGTGCGCCCGTTGTGAACGTCAACGTGAAGCAAGCACCAAGCGCGGTAGACAGCACGCTTGTGGATGCCATCAAGCTACTGGCTGAACGCCAGATCGCTACCGAGGACCTTATCGGCATGATCAAGGCAGCCAAGACAGATACGGTTGAAACAGCCGCCGCAATCGAGGCGGCTCCCCCAGCGGAGACCGTAGAGGAAAAGCCAGCAAAGACCGCCAAGAAGCGGACGGTCAAGCGTTGATGGCGTTCTTCTCGTCGGGATGGATTGGCTTGACCTCACCCTCCGGGGTGAGGCGGCCATCCAGTTCGAGGCGACGGCCACGGGTCAGCGCTTCTTCGCGGCTCTCGCCGCCGTCAGCAGCCTTTTCCGCGTATCGGGCGACCCGAGCGATTCCATGGTGTGAAAGTTTAGACATGAACAGAGACTACAGCGGCAGGGGGAAGCGTGCAAGAACGTACAGCATGGCTTGAGGCAAGGCGACAGGGGCTTGGTGGTTCCGATGTAGCCGCAGTGCTGGGATTGTCCAAGTGGCGTGGCCCCATGGATGTTTGGGCAGAAAAGAGGGGGCTCGCAGAAGACCAGGGCGAAAACTACGCCATGATGCGTGGGCGCATCTTAGAATCCGCAGTTGCCGATTGGTATGAAGAAATCAGTGGGGCCAACCTTGAAGAGGGGCCCCCAATGCCCATATCCGGCCCAGAGGCATGGATGCTTGGCTCTCCAGATCGCTACGCCATTACAGAAAAAGAAGGCAGGTACGGCTTAGAGATCAAAACCGCTCGCTCCTGTGATGATTGGGGGCAAGACGGCTCCTCCATGATCCCCGTCTACTACGCGACACAGGTTGCCTGGTACATGGCCTGCACAGACATCGACCGATGGGACGTGGCCGTTCTATTTATGATGAACGACGAGTTCCGGCGCTACACAATCCTGCGAGACAGTGAGGTAGAGAAGAAGCTGATCTCCAGTTGTCGACAATGGTGGAACAAGCACATCGTAGACGGTAACCCGCCCCCCGTAGACGGCTCCAGCGCGGCGTCCAAGTACCTGCAGCAGAAGTTCCCAACAGCCAGCCAGGAGCTTCGCAAGACCAACCCAGATGAGACCAACATCGTTTTCGATCTTTACGAGGTCAACGAGCAGCTAAAACTCCTCAAGGACAAGAAGTCTCGCCTTGAGAATCAGATCAAGGAAGTCATCGGGGAGAACGAGGGGATCTGG